TCTCCATAATGAGAAAATAGAATCTCAATAAAGGCGTCCATTACTTTTGGTGATTTTGCCCAATATTTAATTTCGTCGTCTTTAGGATAAAAATTACATACATTTTCCATGACCTTTTCTCCATTTTCATTTAATACATAGTCAAACTCGTCATTATCTTTCATAATAATTTTTGGTCTAAGAAGTGGTTTTCCAAGGCGTTCGTCTCCTTTATTAAGGAACTTTGACGGATACCTGAAACAATAAGAAGTTTCCTTCGTGTCAGCAGGCTCAATTGGAGGAAGGTCATTGCAGAACATACAGACTCTTGCCTGAATCTTAAAATTAATTTCGTCTTTATGATTAACTCGTGCCTCAATTTTATCTCCACCCGAACTTAATTTCTTAAGGACATTCCCATTGATTTTATATTTACCTTGTGAATCCCTAGTAATTTCATTTGTTAATAGTAATCTTTTAAACTCAAAAGGAACTAACCAAGATAATGCCTTTGCCGAATCTGTCCCATTGTTTTTATAAAGAAAATTTTCTGAATTAGTTGAGCGACAATATTCACCGAAGCAAGATTCCAATAGTCCAACAAGGACACCTTTTCCGCAATCACGCTCACCAATACCAACACCCCAATTCTTATCCTCAACATGACCGGCAACGCCTCGGGCAATGTAATTTAACCAACAATCCATAAGTTCTTTATCATTATTAAATATTGGATTTAGAATTTTATCATATACTTGTTTGACATATTCCGGATCTGCTTTATTAAATTCCCGATTAATCTTGATTGTTGTGTGAGTATCTAAATCATAATTGACAAGTTTATTTTTTTTAAAATCATAATATCCATTTTTAAAACATAATTTTTGGAGATTGCTTGTCCATAATTTATCAATAAAATCTTCGTCTTCAGTTGGTTCCACATACTGAATCATTTGATTGCACGACTTCGCCATTGTGGAATATGGAACAATGTCTTCACCTTTTCCGAAGAAAATATTCATATTTCCAATTGCTTTAATTAATCCTCTTTTGATTACTTTATCATTTGTTGTCCATACATTATTAATTCTCATAAAAATTCTTTCTTGTGAAATAACATAATCGTTCTTAAGTTTATCTGTAATATAATCACCACCTTCTTTATCAGAACTGACAACAATGATATTGTCTAATTCCTCAATAATTGGAAACTCTTTAATTTTAAGTTGGATTTTGATTCCGGTATCTTTAAGAATTACTGCTTCAGATTGTTTAATGATATCTGTATAATCAAAGGGAAGATCTTCAGCAATGTCGGGCTTCTTTTGTAAATGAAGACCGTCATGAATTAAAGCACCAACAGTAAATCCTTTCCTAGATAAAAACCTATACAGAGAAAGAATACACTTTGACTCAATTGTCTGAAGGAAATAAGAAAGGGCAGTTCCGTCAAGGTTATAATAATCGGCACCCTTGTTTTTGATTGCCTCTAATCTATACTTTAATAATTCATTTGTATTTAATAATTTTTTTGAGTTTTCTTTCATTTCAGTTTCTAAATCAGAAATAATAGTTCCCTTAATCATTGACTCAGGGTATTTGTTCTCATTACACCAAGTTTTAATTTTTCCATTGTAAAGGATTACAAGGACAAGAGATTTGCATTGATCCCTATTAATTCCATGACTTTGCATTTTATTAAAGAATTTATCACGGGTGTTGTTAAAGGTTGATAGGATAGTTGTATCATATTCAGATTCACGGAAAACCTGTTCCGCAAAAACAAGGTGAGCATTGACCATATCTAAATCAACATAATCTCTAGCACACAGAGCCGATTTCGCTTGTCTCCACATTCCGACTTGAGTCCGACACGCTTCACCCTTTTTTAATCCTTTGACTTTAATGTTTAATCTTCCAATTTCTTTTTCAGTATATTCCACCTCAACCATTCCACCCTTTCCATGTTTTAAATATTTCTTTAAAGAACCCTTTGTTTCTTCGTCTAGAATGTCAAGGTGAAGGAGTTTTTGGGCATTTGAGATATTGTATTTCTCTTTAAGAATAAATGGTTCCATATTATTTAGTTCAGATATTAATTTATAAATCTTATTTTCACTCATTATTATATAATATATAATAGAAAATAATCTTTAAATATAAACGCATAGAAATTAATAAATTGTTAAATTAACAACTCAAATTAAATTTTTAATGACCTTAAGAGACCATTAAATTTTAATAATTAAAAAAAAGGGATAAAAGAGTAAAAGTTTAATTTTTCCGCAACTTTAAAATATGTAATTTCTTTCCTTTAGAATTGTCATTTTATTCGGATATTTTTCCTGAAAGATATCTAATTTTTCATGTTTTTTATAATAATAATATTGAGACTTTGCATTGAGGAATTCTTTATCTGAATCGTACTTCTCTTTCTTAACTTGTTTGTTTTTATCATAATGATTCTTGGCTCGTTGTCTGTTTTTTATTTTAAAATCTTCTGTATCTTTTATTAATTTATATCGTTCTTTTTCTCTGACTCTTTTCTTTTCATATTGGATTAAAATCTTTTTGATACGTTCAGAATCTGTGATTTCGGACATATTGTTTTTATATAATATATAATAGATTTTAATTTTTAAATATAAACTTAATTAAATTAATCCTCTAAAATATCCGGATTCTTCTTCTTCGTCTGTATCATAATAATCATAATAATTTGTTATTGCTTTCTCATTTCTTTTCTTTTGAGATTCTATATATTTTTTATCTGATTTCATTGTATAAGTTAAATCAAAGGAATTATTATCCAATCCGTCAATTTCTAAATTATATGAAATTAACATTCTACATTTACAACTTAAACAATTCACCTTAAATTCTTCATGGTTAAATATTTTATGAAGGTCTCCTTTTTTTCCATATACATTTGATTTAATATCATAAGGAGGATCAAGATATAAAAATACGTGTCCGTCTCCTTTAATTAAATCTTTATAATCAAGATTAGTAATTTTCCAATTTTGGATTATATCGGAATAAAAATTTAAACTTGATATTATGCTTTCCTTAAAATTACTTATTGACGATCCTTTGCTAAATGAAGAATTCTCCGTCAGTCCTGAGAAACTGCATTTATTAACTATGTAAAAAGAAACTGCTCTATCAATATCATTATATTCAGAATTATTCATAATCTCCTTACTTTTATCAAAAAGAACTTTTGCTAATTCAGGCGTAGAACTCTCTTTTTTTTTAATCAATAATTTGTCAATCATTTCTTGAGGATTATCTCTTAACTGAATCCACCAATTATGAAGAGGTTTATAAATGTCATTGACCCAAACCCTTTTATCAGGATATAACTGACTTAAATATAATGGGTAAGATCCACCGCCTAAGAAGGCGTCCCTTATCTCAATTATATTATCCATGTCCTTCGGATTGTAATTTTCTAATTTCTTTAAAGCACGAGATTTTCCGCCAACCCACCTCAAAGGCGTTTTTAATCTTTTATTAGAAATCATTTATTTTATACTTATTATAGAGATTTTAATTTTTAAATATAAACTTAATTAATTTTATATATACTTATAATAAATGCCTTTAACAAAAGACGGAAAACCTATTCTTTATAAACCTTTTGTGAGTAAAACAAAGAACAAAAAATATTCAGTATATGTCAAAGGAGAAAATGGGAAAGTTAAAAAGATAAATTTTGGAGATAAAAGGTATCAACACTTTAAAGATAAAATTGGGAAATATAAATCTCTTGATCATAATGATAAAAAACGTCGTGATAATTATAGAGCAAGAGCAAGTAAAATTAAAAATAAAAAAGGCGATTTAACTTATCTTGATAAGAACACTGCAAATTATTGGGCATTCCGTACATTATGGTGAAGGCACTAATATTTCCGGTTCGGGTTCGGGTTCTAGTGCTATCGGTTTCTTTTCATGTGAATCTCTATCCACCTTGCCCTTCTCAATATCATTATCTTTTTTATCTTTTTTATCTTTTAGTTTTTGTGCTTGGTCTTTTAATCCTTTCATTTCTTCTTCTGAGGGAGGGCGACGCTCACATTGGAACAGATAACAACAATTGACCTTACAATGACATTTGCTCTGCCAAACTACAAGGAGAAGAGAACCTATTGCACCCGCAACCATTACGACAAAACCTCCTAATTGATCAACTGAATAATCTTGTAATTGTCCCTCTGATTCGCTCATGGTTTATTTATATTTTAAGAAAGATAATTTTATAAATTTTATATTTACTAAATTATAAATGGATATTGACACAGATAAAGATCACCCCAAACCTATTGAGCAAGTTGTCTCAATTGTTAAAGAACTATCAAAAGACTTATCTGATATTAAAGCAGATCTCCTATTTATCAAATCAAAAATTAAAGAGAAACAGGAAGTGGAAAAGTTGTCCGGAGGTTGGTGGTTATTTTAATTTAGATTTTTTATCTTATTCTTTTTAGAAAATTATGTAAAGTTTTTAAAAATTACATAAAATTTTTTATTATATTTTATATATTATAAAATGGATTTATTACCAAAAGTTGAGACTGAGTTTATTGAGGAAGCACCCGAACCACTTAAGGAAGAACTAGAATCCGACGAAGACAATGTTGAGGTTGTTATAGAGGAATCTCAACCTGCTTTGCCTGAAGTGGAAAAGAAATCAACTATCCCTGAGGAAGATATATTTGTTGAGAAGAAACCAAAAGAATTGACGGTGGAACCTATTAAACCCGTTAAAAAGAAAAGGGTCATGACTGAGGCTCAATTGGAACGTTTGCGTATTGGTCGGGAGAAAGGTCTTGCAAAAAGAAGGGCAGCAGCAGCAGAGAAGAAAGAAATAAAAGAATTAAAATCCAAAAAGAAGAAGAAAGAAATTCAGCAATTAAGAGACGAAGTTGAGGACAAACCGGCACCTGCTCCTGCTCCTACACACTCTCCTGAAAATGCTAGTGGTCGGAGAAGGGTCTCAAGTCTAGAAGATCTCCCGACAGAATTATTGGTAAAATTACAACAGGACGCCATTCGGGGATATGACTCAGAACGAAAGGCAAGGAAAGCAAAGAAGAAGGAAGAAGAAAGCAAACAATCTGAACAAACCCATTTTAGGAATATGGTACAGAATGCCGTGCAACCTCCACAACCCGCAAGATATGGAGAACCCGGATTCTTTAATCATTTATGGTGAGTCCCCAAAAAGTCCCGAAGTCCCCAAAGTCCCCGAAAATATTAAGAATATTTGTAATATTACTTTTCATAAATAGTGGATATCACTTTTCTTATTTTTCATATTTTGTTTCATATTTTTTGAGGACTTTGAGGACTTTGAGGACGCTCTTTATTTTATAGTCTATGTTTTATTATATTTTCTTTTACTTTATGACGCTAACAGATAGGAATGGTTATTTTGGTCTTGCGTCCTCAAAAATGAGGAGTCCAATATTTTTGAGGACGCTAAATTATTTTTGAGGACGCTAAATTATTTTTGAGGACGCTAAATTTTAAATTAATATAATACAATAAATAAATGACATATAAACAGGATTTTAATCGGAAACATAAAATAAAACCCTTGTCAAAATCTCATTCATTAAAGGAGATCTCAGAGATATCAGGATATGAATTAAAAGGACTAAAGACAATATTTAAGAAGGGTCAGGGTGCTTTCTTTTCTAATCCGCAGTCGGTAAGACCACAGATAAAAGCATTAGGCAAAGGAGGGGCAGACGCATGGGCATATGCTAGACTCTATGCAGCAATCAATCCTAAATCTAAAGCGTATAAAATAGATAAGATTCATTTAGTTAAAAAGAAAAAAAAATAATATTATATACTATAAATATAATGAGTAAAAAACTTAAAATTCTTAAAGTGGTTGATCCACCGAATCAGAAGATAAAACCATTACACCCGAACCTCCCGCAACCGAGTTCTCTAGTTCTCATGGTTATGCCGACAAAAAGCGGAAAGAGCACCATAATTTCTAACATGTTTTTAAACAAGGAATTTTATGGTCAAGATTATTTTGATTATGTAAAGATTATAAGTAATACAATTAATAACGACCAAACCTCAAGATTCTTAAAACAGGCATTTGATTGCGAGGATCATTACAATGATAAAATGATTCATGATTTAGTTGAGTCTCAGTCTAAATATGAAAGGGACGAAATGCCTTCAGTTGCTTTGGTTCTAGACGATTGCCTTGGAGACAAGACAACCGCCTTAAACAATATAAGCAGTCGCTATAGGCACTCAAATATTCAGTTGCTGATTATTTCTACACAATTGTTTCGTAAGACGAGCCCAACGATTAGGGCGAATGCAAACTGGGTATTAATTGGAAAATTAACTAATGAATCGGAGTTGGAAAAATTAAGCGAAGAATATTCGGGAATGTACTCCGGCGATAAAAATTTCAGAGAAATGTATAAGAAAGCGGTTAAAAATAAATTTTCTTTCATGACTTTAAAATTAACTGAGAATCCTGCTGAGATTTGGGTTAATTTTAATGAGAAAATTTATCCTGCTGAAAATATGGAAGTAGAACAAGAGGATTAAAATATTCATTAATTATTTAATATATATTATTATTATATTTTAAATATTATAAAAATGGAATTCGTATCTTCAGACAGATCTCAGGACGCTGAATTCACCCGCGGTCTTCAGAACTATAACACTCAAGTTTTTGTAAATAATCAACAAATTGCGGCACAGATTGACAAGTCTAAAGAAGATTTACAAGATACATTAGACGACAACACACAAGTTGCGGGATTAGCA